CGCGACTACAAGCGCGAGTACGCCTTGTACCAAGGCACCCCTGAACAGATCAAGAACCGGTCCAACCGCAACAAGGCACGCCGTGCCTATGAGAAGGCCCATGGCAACCTGCCATCGGACATGGATGTGGACCACAAGACGGCGCTGTCCAAGGGCGGCAACCCCACCAAGCTGTCCAACCTTCGCGCCACCACCGACAATGCCAACCGCAGCTTCGCACGGCAAAAAGATAATGGCATGAAGTCTCAAATTTCCAAGCGCGAAAGGAAAAAATAATTTAGGATTGAGTGCCTGGTTTGGGTTCCAGGCGTTCTCCTGTGTTGGGTATTGCTGGGTAGTTCGCTACCCAGCTTTTTTCGTTCGTTCAACTTCTATTCAACGGTTCAATCATGCAAATCATTCAAGATAAAGCATTACTTTTCAACGCGTCAAACCCGGCGCAGATCACCGCGCTCATCCCCAAGAGCAAGGTGTTGGAAGACGACCAAGTGCTGGTCAACTGGGGCTTTGACGAGGTGCAACTGCTCCGCAACCTGGGTATCCGTGACGTGCCTAGCCCCATCTTGGGACGGTATGAATGGCCCGGGGTGTACACGCCGTTCGAGCACCAGCGTACGACTGCTGAGTTCCTGACCCTGCACCCACGATGCTTCGTGTTCAACGAGGCAGGCACAGGCAAGACCAGTGCGGCGGCATGGGCGGCTGACTACCTCATGAAGCAAGGGCGTGTGAAGCGCGTGTTGATTGTGTGCCCGGTGTCCATCATGGAGACTGCGTGGCGGTCTGACTTGTTCCGCACGGTGATGCATCGCACTGTGGCAATTGCAACTGGGTCACGCGCCAAGCGGCAAGAGATCGTCAAGGGCAACTACGAATTCATCATCATCAACTTTGACGGCGTAAAGGTAGTCACTCCCGAACTGCAGGCAGGTGGCTTCGATCTCATTATCATTGATGAGGCCAACGCAATCAAGAGTGTCCAGACAGAAAGATGGAAAGCCTTGGCAACGCTTGTGAAGCCTAGCACCCGCCTGTGGCTGATGACTGGTACGCCTGCATCGCAGTCGCCGCTGGATGCGTATGGCCTTGCCAAGATCGTGAACCCTGACTCGGTGCCCCGCTTCTTCGGCGCCTTCCGCGACAAGGTCATGACCAAGCTCACCCAGTACAAGTGGGCACCCAAGCGTGACGCACAGGACGTTGTGCATAAGGTGTTACAGCCAGCGATTCGGTTCACCAAAGAGGAATGCCTTGACCTGCCGGACCTGCTGTTCACTGCACGCGAGGTGCCGCTCACCGCGCAACAGGACAAGTACTACGGCGCTATCCGCAAGCAGATGATGACGATCGCGGCAGGGGCAGAGATCACTGCAACCAATGCGGCGGCCATGCTCAACAAGCTATTGCAAATCTCGCAGGGCGCTGTCTACACTGACGACCGTGACGTGGTGGAGTTCGACATCACAAGCCGCTACGCCGCGCTGAAGGAAGTCATTGATGGCACCGATCAGAAGGTGCTTGTGTTCATGCCGTTCCGTCACTCGCTGGTGATGTTGCAAGAGGCGTTGTTGAAGGACGGCTACACGGTAGATGCAATCCATGGTGACGTGTCCGCTACGAAGCGCGGCGAGATCATCAAGCAGTTCCAGACCGAGGACGACCCGCGCATTCTGTTGTTGGTGCCACAAGCAACCGCCCACGGGATTACCCTAACTCGCGCTGACCAAGTTGTCTGGTGGGGTCCAATAGCCTCCACTGAACTTTACATCCAAGCCAACTCACGCGCCCACCGCGCAGGCCAGAAGCACAATGTCACTGTCACGCACTTGCAAGGCAGTCCGGTTGAGCGCAGAATGTACACCCTCTTGCAAAACAAAGTTGACATGCACCTAAGCCTAGTCGAACTGTACAAACAAGAAATCGCTTGACATCAAAATTTGACACTGTATAATTTCAATTGTGGGGCGAAACGGGTTAGCGCCGTGTGGTATCAATGTATTGTGAAATCCGACCGCGACACTGCTTTATGTGAGCGCCCCACACCCTAGTTCAACGCAAATCAAAACAGGAGAAACCCATGGCAGACGCAGACAAGCTCGTCAAGGTCTACATCAAGATCAGAGACGCAAAAGCCGCAAAGGAAAAACAGCACGAAGCTGAGATGGCACAACTGGACGAACAGTTGGGCGCCGTTGAGCAAGAGCTGCTGAGCCTTTGCAAGACTACCGGCCAAGATGGCGGAAAAACACAGCACGGTTCATTCCGGCGCTCAATCAAAACCCGGTACTGGACCTCAGACTGGGACAGAATGTATCAATTTATCAGAGACAATGACGCCCCTGAACTGCTCGAACGCCGAGTAGCGCAGACAGCGTTCAAAGAATTCTTAGCCTCAAATCCTGACAAGATGCCTGAGGGTATGAATGTGGACTCGCGGTACGCAATTACCGTGACCCGCGCCCGTTAATCAACCAAGGAAATCACTATGAGTAACATTGCACTTTTTCAATCCGGTTCCATGATCCCCGACTACCTGCGTGACCAGCAGGACTCCACAACCAAAGATATTGCAGGCAGCTCCGGCGGCAAGCAAATCTCCATCAAAGGCGGCGTATGGCGCATGGTGGTAGGCGGTGAAGAGGTCGCACGCAATGAGGACCGCGCAATGAACTTCGTCATCATCGCTAGTGGCAAGGGCGTCTCGCGTACCTTCTACGCAGAGAAGTATGAAGAAGGCAAAGACATCAAGCCTGCCTGCTGGTCTGCCGAAGGCGTGAAGCCCGAAGCCGAAGTGGTCAACCCGCAAAGCACTGCATGCGCTACCTGCCCCCAGAACATCGAAGGTTCCGGCGAAGGCAAAGCTCGTGCATGCCGTTTCAGCAAGCGTCTTGCTGTTGCATTGGAGCATGACATCGGCGGCAATATCTATCGCCTGTCGGTGCCCGCCAAGTCGTACTTCGGTAAGGCTGAAGGCGAGAAGATGCCCCTGCAAGCGTTTGGTAAGTTCCTGTCCGGTCATGGCATCCCCATCACTGGCTTGGTGACCGAAGCCCGCTTTGACACCAGCGAAGCTGTGCCGGTCATGAAGTTCCGCGCTGTGCGCCCCCTGTCGCAAGAAGAGTGGGCACTGGCCAAGGCACAGAGCGCTACCGAAGATGCCAAGAACGCCATTGACTTCAAGATGGTGCCGTCTAAGGCTGAGACGGGTGCACAACCTGCCCTGCCCCAAGCGTTCAAGGAAGCCCCGATCGCGGCTATGGCAGCTCCTGCCGCCGCTACCCCGGAGCCCACCAAGCGTGCCAAGAAAGCTGAAGCCGCCCCCGCCGCCCCGGCGAAGGACGTGACCTCCATCCTCGACCAGTGGGCCACTGACGACGATGAGTAAAACGGCAAGAGGGTACACCACCCTCTTTCTTTCAGCCATTGAGGAAGCAGAGCTCGACCCAGTGGTGAAACAGTTTGCCAAAGGTTGCATCAAGCGTGGTATCCCCATTGCTGCTGTGGCCGACTGGCAGGGCGTTACACGGGCGTCCGTTTACAACTGGTTCACTGGGAAGACCTCTCCGCGTCAGTCTCAGATGGTTCGTATGAAAAAGGTCGTGGCGCGGTGGACCCGCGCCCGATCGCCAAAACCCAGTAGGTAATGCCGTGACCGTCTTCCTTGATTCCATTCTGCCCACGCAGGGCGTCTACTGCGTGGTGGGCATTAAATCCAAAATTGCCGCACCTTCGTTCCACACCAGCACGGCTGACGTTGAGACCGCCGCGACTGACCTGAACACACATGGCTCCGATGCGTACTTTGCATTGGCATCTTTCAAAGATGGCTCAAGCCGTAAATTGAGCAACGCGCTGTACATGCGCTCCTTCTTCATTGACCTCGACTGTGGCCCCGGCAAGCCGTACCATGACCAGCCCGGCGCCGCCATAGCGTTGGCCACATTCCTCAAACAAACGGGCATGCCAAACCCTACCATCGTCAACTCAGGCGGTGGCTTGCATGTGTACTGGCCCCTGACCGAAGACGTGCCGGTCGAGACGTGGCTTCCCCACGCCCGCATGCTGAAGCTTTTGTGTAAGACCCACAGCCTTCATGCAGACCCAGCGGTGACCGCCGATGCGGCGCGTATCCTGCGCATGCCTGGCACAAACAACTACAAGCAAAACATGCCCCGCCCGGTAGCTATCGCTAACGTGGGCACCTCGGTGTCGCTGGAAACCATTGTGAAATGCTTAGGTACTCCAGAAGCTGATCTGAGTGCGGCCAAAGCGTTTGGCATGGACGAAACATCCAAGGACTTGGCAGGGGGCGATTACCCCGCATGTAGCTTTTCCCGCATTGTTCGTAAGAGTTTGAAGGGCACCGGATGCGCCCAGATCAAGCACGCGCTTGAGAACGCGGCGACCCTTGAGGAGCCGATGTGGCGTGCCGCACTCTCCATTGCAATCCGATGTGAAGATGGCGCAGAAGCTATCCACAAGATCAGCAAGGGACACCCTGGATACAGCGCCTCCGAGACCGAACAGAAAGCCGCCGAGACCAAGGGCCCATACACCTGCCAGTGGTACCGCGATAACAACCCAAGCGCATGCGAAGGTTGCCCCCAGAAGGTAGCCAGCCCCATCCTGATTGGCAAGAAGATCGAGGCCGCGCCGACCGAAGGCGACTCCTACATCATTGAAGCCGCACTGGAAGGTGAGGGCGATGACAAGATAGGCGAGACGGTAACCATTGAGGTGCCTGCATACCCGTTTCCGTACTTCCGTGGCGCCCAAGGCGGGGTGTACAAGAAAGAAACGGCCGCTGATGGTGAGCCCAAAGAGATTGAAATCTACCGCAGTGACCTGTACATAACAGCACGGTTCTTTGACTCTGACGAGCACGGCGATGGTGAAGGCGAGATGGTTCTCATCAACCTGCACATGACCCGCGATGGTGTGCGGCGCTTCTACGCACCAGTCACTTCGCTCTTTACAAAAGACAAGCTGCGTGACCTGCTCATCAAACATGGAGTGATCGCCTACGGATCGACATTGGATTTAATCATGGCCTACTTCGCCTCAAGCATTCGCAAACTGCAATCCCAATTTGCCGCAAACAAAACCCGTAGCCAGATGGGCTGGACCCCAGACATGCAAGGCTTCGTTGTAGGTGAGCTGGAGTACACACCCGGCGGCACCAAGCTTGCACCCCCTGCAAGCGGAACACGGCAACTGGCCCCAGCCTTTGTGCCCCGTGGCTCATTGGACGAGTGGAAGTCCATCGCGAACTTCTACAACCGCCCGGGCATGGAGCCGCATGCATTGACGTTGTTCTTTGGGTTTGGCTCGCCTCTCCTGAAGATGATGGACAACATGAACGTGCGCGGTGCGCTGATTAACTTGAAGTCCAACGCTTCGGGCTCCGGCAAGACCACAGCCCAGTTGCTGGTCAACTCAATCTTTGGGCACCCCATGGAATTGTTGATGACCAAGGATGACACCTACGCATCCAAGATGCACCGCACCGGCATGCTCAACAGCATTGCTTTCACTGTGGACGAAATCACCAACATGAAAGATGAAGAGCTGTCGGACACTGCCTACGGAGTTACCACAGGGCGGGCCAGGCACCGCCTAGAGTCGCAGGCCAACAAGCTGCGCGTGAACAATACAACGTGGTGCAACGTGACAATCGCTTCAGCGAACGCATCGTTGGTTGACCGCCTTGCTCAGTTGAAGTCCACTGCTGACGGAGAGTTGCGCCGCGTGTTTGAGTTCGAGGTGTCCAAGATTGAGGGCATCCCCAAGATTGAGATTGATGCCGTGTTCAGCAAGCTCAACACCAACTACGGTGTGGCGGGTCCGGTGTACATCCAGCATGTGCTGTCCAACTACGACAGCGTCCAGCGAATGCTCAAGAAAATGCAGGAGAAGATAGATGCGGAACTTGGATTCGACCAGTCTGACCGTTTCTATTCGAACATACTGACAATTGCCTTCGTTGGCGCCCTGATTGCCCAGAAGTGTGGCCTGCATGACATCGACATCCCGCGCGTCTACCGCTACGCCATTGGCTTGGTTGAGCAGAACAAGATTCAGCATGCCAACAGCCTTGGCACCCCGCTGATGATTGCACAGGAAACCCTGACCGCTTACGTCAACGAGAACGTGAACAACGTGCTGGTGATCGACCAACACACCAAGGGGGCATCCATCCCGCCAGCCGCAATCAAGCAACCCTATGGCCCTCTGCGCATGCGCTACGAGCCCAACACCAAGGAGCTGTACATCACAGCCTCCGAGTTCAGAAAGTTCTTCACCATCCGGCAGGTGGATGTCAAGGAAAGTTTGAAACATCTTGCCGCCGCAGGCATTGCCAAGAACGGTGGGCTTGCAGAGGTGAAGCGTATCGGTGCTGGCGCCGTGGGTAACTTGAGTGGTTTAGGAGCACGTTGCTATGTCTTCGATGGAACGGCAATCGGCGTTGACGAAGG